CTCTGTTCCATTATCTACCCATACTTGTTCACTTAGCATCATTTGTTTTATAACCTCGTTAAAACTCTCTTGTATGAAGCCTGTATTCATTGTTATAGATTCTTTACCTGTAACGTGAAACTGTCTTATTTGATGTTTCTCTGTGTTATAAGTAGGGTCAGTAGCAAACTCCATTAAGTTTCTTTTATAACTATCTGAATTAGTGTTTATGCTATCTATTGACTTTTTATAAAATGGCATTATCTGTAATGCTCCAAACTTATTATAGAATATAACTTGAAGTTCTTGATATTTAGGTTCACATACTGCTTCTAGTGTAAGTGTTGTTACTTGTGAAGTACCTACTGAGCTTGTTATAGTAATTGTATCTCCTGTTATTAAAGTATCTGTAGGAGTTACTCTAATATAAACTATCTTTTGTGTTGAGTCTGTTGAATCACTAACTTGTATATCATTTAAAGTGCTTCCCCAACTAACATCATATAAATTCCAAAAGTCTTCTACTTGTTCCCAAAATACATTAGCTCCTCCTCCACTTGTAAATTCTATCAATGGTTCTGGTTCTGAAAATACAGGAAATACTATATCAGTTCCTTGTTTAAAATATATCTTAGTATTTGATTGTAGATATTGAGGAGTATAGTTAGGAGTTCCTACTATTCTGTAGTCCTCTCCTGTTGTCATTATATCATTCTTCAATGTAAGTTGAGTATCACTATCTATAGCTGATATTGTTGTTTCTGTTGTATCTGTATCGTTGTATACTGTATCTCCTATTGCTACACTTGTTAAGAATGTTTGTGTACTATCTATTAGTTTGTAAGCTGTAGTCGTACCTGTAGTTGTTGAATCTACTAAAGTGTTTACTGGGTCTATTAAAGTTCTTGGATTAACTCCATCCTCGAAATATCCATAACCATCAAAAGAAAGATAATCTAATAGCTGTGTTTCAGTTCCAACTGTTTTGTTTAACGTGATGTCTGCTTCTACCCATACTCCATCTGTAGCAAAACTAGCATACTCTGTATTTAGATAATCTCTAATTAATTCTGTGATCTCATATATTACATAGTTGTTAGAACCTATAATATCTTTATCTATAATATATTGTGGACTTCCAGGTTTGTCTGTTGTAAAAGTTCCTGAATATATATATAAGCTCATTCTTGTTGAACTAAGCGTACCTGAAGCAGGTTCTACTTTTATATAATATGGACTTCTTGCATTTATTATTGTACTCATTCTATTGTTATTTCTATATCGTTTATAAATCCTTTAACTAAATCTTTTGGTAAATCTTTGTAAGCCTTTTCAAATGGCTTTGTAAAAAATAGACTTGGTTTAATACCTTTGTTATATATGCTTCTTGCTATTAAGAAGTTTATAGATTTTCTTGGTATGAACTTTCCACTTTTGTCTCTTGGAGCTATACCTTTTCTAACACTCCATTTATCTAAAGCTGAACTAGGAGGCATCTTATCTTTATAACTAAAAGGAGTATTGTATTTCTTTTTCTTTCCACTTACCCCTTTGTCTTGATACAATCCATATTCATCCATAAGAAACTGAATACCTATTCCTCCACTTACTGCCTTATACTTAAAGTCTAAACTATTGTAAAGAGATTTAGAACTATTCTTTTTATTCTTAGTAAGATTAGTACGAGATTGTTGTATCACATACTTAGCAAACTTGTTTAATATGTCCTTAGTTTCTTTTAGTTGCATATAGTGATATCGTTTTCAATAAGTATGTCCATAGTACAAGCCCATCCTGCTAACTGATTCTCAAATCTATCAAAGAAAGGTTCACAAGTAGGGTCACCTTCTAATTGGTATTTAGTTGTATATAAGTCACCTTTTCTAAGAACCATTACAAGTTTATTTAAAACTGCTAATTGAGTGTTTAGTACATCGTGTTGATTATCATTACCTCTAAATAAATCAGTAGTAGCTTCTTTATCTACATCTACTATATCCATAGCCATAACAGTTATGTTGAATGCTAGTACCTGTTCTTGTGTACTCACACTATTAACCATTATATGACAAAGAGGAAATATAGTTTGCTTAGATAAATCTATTTCTGTTATATCTCCTGTAGTTACAGTATTTACATTCTCATCAGATAACAACTGTGTTTTAATTGTTTCAGTTAATTGATAAAAACCTCTTATTCCTTGTTGACTCATTTTATTTTACTTTTAAATTGTTTAGCTTCTGCTTCAGCTTTATCTTTCATAAATGATAGCATCATAAAACACTCGTGCATCTTTAACTTAGTGATATCTTCAAATCGTCTAATATCTCCTTGAGAGAGTCCGTAAATTGATTGATACCATCCCCATTTTGCACCGAATTGAGATATTGCACTAAATTCGTTTCCTGTTTGTCCTCCAAATAATTCATCATAGCTTTCGACAAGTCGATTCCTAAATGATAAAAAAAAAGCACAGAACTAAGAACTGCATCCATTGGCATATTTTGCATCTTCTCAGGATGATCTATATTATACTCCTCTATATTGTATTTTTCTGAATACTTATGTTTGATAGGTCTATACAGAACATTCATTGCTCTATGTATATTTTCCCAATCTCCTAAGTAAGTGTCCAGGTCAATGTATTCTCCTAAACTCATTTGGTCTAAGTCAGGTATGAATCCATATTCTACACCATTCATTTTAAACTTCTTTACTAGCTTAGGTTTCTGATTAAACATATCTCCAAGTATTCCTGTAATAGCATAGACATCTGCCACTTTCATTTTAAGTGCGTCTGTGAGCTTTAAACCACAGAATATCTCTATCATCTTAGAAGCTAAGAACTTTTCATCTACGCTCTTTTCTTGGAGTTTTAGGAACTTCTGGTATTGGTGCAGTTGGATTTCTTTTAAATCATTAGGCACGTTTATTTCTACTTTCATATATATATATCGAAATTTCTAAAGCATTTTTGACATATACACAAAAAAAAAGGGTAACATTTCTGCTACCCCCTTTCCAAACAAAACAAACTTTACTATATCTGTACTGTCAACAGTATTGTTATTAGTAATGCTACTGCATAAAAGCTAAGTAGCCACCATATATTATTTTTATCTTCCTTGATGAATCTTATTATTGGTTTAAACATAATTATTTTTTTAGTAATGATTTAGTTAATTCTATTATTAATTCTTTTCTTTTTTCTACAGGCATTTCTAAAGCACTTGCAGTNATNNTTTTAACATATATCTCTTTCATTGATTCTTNATGATTCTANAGATTGTATCAGCACAAGTCTTNGCAGATATCTCCTTTTTGTTGTGGAGCTTTAGTAATGTCTTTATTAGTTTTTTATCAGCTTGTTTCATATTGCTAATATACAACTATTTATTTAATTAACAAATTTTAATAACTTTTTTTATTGAATAGTATATCTACCTCTGTTAGGATTTTCAAGTTGCATCATAAGTGCATATCTACAAGCATCAATACAGTCAGGATGAGAACCTGTAGGTTTCTGTATGTTATTACCTTCTTTATCTTTAGCCCATACATATCCTTGTAGTTCTTTGATTAGATTCTTAGACCTGGAGGTTACATAGATTTCATTTTGGTTTATTAGATTGATTCCATATACTACTGAATCTCTACCTTTAGTTACTCCTGAAATTTTATGTCCATANGCTCTGATTTCATAAATACTCTTAGGTTCTGCTGAATCAGCCCAAAGATGAGTAGTGATGTTATTGTCTTTTAAGAATCTACTTATGTCTCTATTGAGCATTCCTTTTTGATATAGTATCTCATCATATATGTAAGCGTTGTTCCATTTGTATAATAAGATAATCGTACTTGGGTCTATACTATAGCCAAAGTCTAATCCTGCACAAAGTAACCTTGCTTCATAAGGAATATTATCAATATACTTCCAATCAGGAATACATACTCCCTCTAAACTACCTATCTCACCAAGTCCATATACTTTCCACCAATTAGCCCAATAGGTTGATGTCTTAGCTTTATCTTTTGCTTTCTCTATTTCTTTTACTATTGAATTAGGTAAGCTGTCATTGTCTTTATATGTTAGTGTGAGGAAGTCAGTATCTTCTTGTCCTATTAGTTCTTTGTCTACCCAGAAGATGTTACTTGGATTGTAATCTAACCACACCGTTCCTGATGTTCTTACTGCAAGTTGTTGATACACTTCAAAGGAAGGAATGTTATTACACTCATTAATAAACAAGTCTGTTCTTCTTGCTCCTCTTAATTTGTCAGGTTGGTCTGTGGAGAAAAACTCTATATAAGAACCTGTACTGAATTGGTACTTTAGAGTTGATTTGTTGAACTTTCTCTCATCGTACCTATTGGTTGCCTTAAGTATATTAAGAAAGTCCTTTAAAGCTCCTCTACGCAAGTGTGGGACTGATTCTGCTACTACACTAATTTCTTTGTTCTTATTTTTAATAGCATAGTCTATAAGTATCATAAGAATTGCTATTGTCTTACCTGCAGAAGAACCTCCTCTTACTATTCTTATTCTACTTCCTAATTCTCTAAGTTTTATTACTGCTTCTGTTTTTGTAAACATTAATCAATGAATAAAGGTACATCTTCGTTTATAGTTATATCCTTTGTTTCTTTTGGTTTACCTGCAAAGTAATTATAGTAGAGCTGAACAAACTTAAAGTCT